GCAGGTTCGGTTGATTCATACAAGTCATAGGTTGCCCTTGCCATTACATATCGGTCTGTGGCATAGGCTTTGAGCTTGAAGTCATCCGAGAACTCTAGCTTGATGAACTGTAATGGCTGGAAGTCCTTGTCGGTTAGCTCCACCATACTTGCGATAGATAGTGCTTGGTCTTTGCTGATTACTGGCATTGTATCCTCCTGTTGTGTGTTTGGTGTTCGGTTATCGTGCTATAATGCTGTTATACTATGTTGGCAGTATAGTATATTTTCCTAAAAAAAATATAGTATAAGGCTGTATAGTATATGGCAGTATAGCATACTTCTGATACATATTCAACCCAAAACGCTGAAATAGTTTCACATATTCAATTCTGAGCGTCATATTTTACATACATACTAATATAATATTTATAATATATATATAGTATATAGTAGTTATAGTGGTGTTGGTGAGTAGAGCAGTTGGTGTTTACATATCCGATTCAAGAATCAGGTTGGTCCCAAATGCTTTCGAGGCAAGCTCGACATAGGGGTTCTCCATTGTGGTCCCTAGAATCTTCACTCCAACCCAATCATCAACCGCCTGATACATCACTTGGACCAAGCCACCTGTAATCTTAGACCTGTAAATCTGTCCCTCTTTGATTCTCATATCTATTCTCCTTTTGTTGTTAGATAGTAGCCTTTGCCTGATTCGTAAGCGACAGACCAGAGCGTTATGATTCCGTTCTGAAGAAGAATCCTGTTGGCTCTTTCTGCCTTGAATCTTGTTGCCCAATATTTTGTTTGACCTTTGTGTTCAAGGTTCATATATCTCCTTTGTTGTTATATCCACATTATAGCACAAGCCATAGCTAATGTCAAATCAAGGCTCAAAATAGGATAGCGTGTCATCAGCCTTGTGAGCCTTCTACAAGCCACGAAGGTCTTGGTGAGGTAATCACATAGAGGATAGTCTGTTGTGCCCTCTACGGGGATTGTGCGTTTGTCAAATTGACACGCCGTCCGTTATCAAATCGTTATAATCTGAATTGGGCACCAAACCTATTCTATCACAAAAGCGTTTGATTGTCAAGTGTGTTTACCAAATCGTTATAATCGAAAATTTGTTCGAATGATGCAGCCAAAAGAAAACCCTCCAGCTATAAGCCAGAGGGTCTTCCCAACTAGGAGAGTTGGTCTATATATTCTTCAGGATTTCAAGTAGTTCATCTACTTGGCTGTCCGTTAGATTGTCAATTGCGTCATTGTCAATTAGTTCGTTAGCGTTCCAAATGTCCATTGTATTCTCCTTTTGTTTGGTGTGATTGTATTATAGCATAGTTCTTGGTGATTGTCAAGCTACTGCTTGCTTCTCCCAAAGGTGCCCAAAGTAGGTCTTAGCCATATCCTCAAAGGTCTGTCCCTTTACTGGCAGGATTGAGCCTATGGTGTCTTGGACCTCCCATTGTTCTATCTTGATAGCAGGATTAGATTCAGCGGTGTAGGTTTCTAATCTCTCGTGTGCTATCGTGAATACATCTCCCCTGAACCAGTCCCTCAAGCCTTCCTCACAGGCTTCTAGGTCTACCCTGTCATCGGGATGAGCATAGATGATTACATTAGCCCAGTCGGATTGTGAGTTTCCAGTAAGGCTAACCTGTCGGTATTCTAATCCCGATAGATTCATATATAGCTCTATCGCTCTTAGCTTTCGCTCTCGCCAGTCTGTCCTGAATCCAGAGTGTAGATTCCTAATCAGCCTGTCAAGGTCTTTAGTTCTTGGTCCGTTCTCCATAGCTCGAAGGTCCCTAGATATATCTATGGTGTAGACTCCAACTTCCTCACCGAGAATCCAGTCAAGGTCGTATTGGTCATCATCATAGTAAAGCGTGATTCTGTCTGTTGGTGTGAACTCAAAAGGCTCTACGCCAGTTTCTATCATAACTTCTCCTTAGTTAGTGTGCTGCTTTATTCTATCACAGTTCCGATGGATTGTCAAGCTTGGCAACCCACCATTCTAGCGTGAATCCTATTGTGCTGTCTGCCCACTCCTGGGCTTGGTCGAATGATTCGAATGTGCCGTAGTGTGTGAATCCGTCAAACGGACTTCCTGCCAATACTATCCATTGTTCTATCATCTGCTACTCCCTAATAGTTGTTTACGCCGCCTTGCTTGCTTGATTGTAATGGTCCTCACCTTAGCTAAAGGTGTTCTCTTACTGTCTGGTCTAGGCATCTTCTTCTCCTTGTTTGTCGCAGTCCTTACAGAGTGTGTCCCTATGGTCATCAGTGATAATCTCGCACTCATTACAAGTGATTAGGTCATCATCATTGTAGCCTTCAATAGCTGTGCCATCTTCCCATAGGTGATTGGCGAACTCATCAAAGACAACCCCATAGGCTATCGGGTCCACCTCCTCTAGGATTCTACTAGGCAAGTAGCTCATCCCTAGAATCTTTATCTCAGGTGTTGCTTCGTTGATGTAGTCCCTGTATTGGTCCTCCGCTTGTGCGTAGGTTATGACTTGGTATTCCATTGTTCTCTCCTTGTATTGTAATGGTGTGAGCAGTTTAGCACAACTTGCTCAGGTTGTCAAGTGTTTAGCCCAGTCTTTCAACTACTCGAACTGTGCCGATGTCCCAAGAGATAAAGTCCCTGTCATCGTGAAAGCCATTTCCTGAGTCTAGCTCTGCTCTTACGATTTTCTTGGCTTCTTCTATTGTGCTGGCTGTGTCAATTTCGATTTCGAAAGTGTCCACCATTTGGAACTGAACTTTGTATGTTGGCATTTCTATCTCCTTAGTTGTTGTAATGGGCAGTTTATCACAAGATGCCCAGCTTGTCAAGCGTCTAGCCCATTACCGCCATGATGTCAGCGTATTTCTTGATGTTCGGGATGTAGGCTGGATTGATGCCCAGCGTGTTGCCTTCTTCATCTATGCCTCCAGTGATAAAGGCTGGTCCATTCAGTGGCATGTTTGCTATACCAGATGCCAGGGGATTGTAGTCATCTCTATACATTCCCTCCTCATTCACCCAGAGTGTCATGTCATCTGTCAGGTCTACTGGCTGGATAAGCCCCTCCACTATCTCCTGCATTGACTGTAGTGAACCATCTATCTCTTTTGACTCTACTGTGCCATCTGTGTTTATAATTGCTACTAGCATTACTCTCCTTTGTTATGTTGCTTTATAGTTGTATTGTAGCATAGATTGGGCAGTTTTACAAGGTGCCCAGCTTGAGTGTTTTACAAGACTTCGAATGGGTCTCCATCCCAGTCATCAAAAGCATCCTGTAGGTCTGATAGGTCTGCTTCTCCAGCGTTGTACATCTCTACAATCTCGATTACTTCATCCTTGTCTAGCATTGTTCTCCTTAGTTAGTTGGTGCGTTGTGTGGTCATTGTAGCATAGTTCTAGCCCAATAGCAAGCTTATAAGCAAGTCAGCGAGCGCCATTGGTAGTAAGCCTGTGATGCTTAGAACAAAGAGGGTTGTTCTCATTAGTTCAACCCCCACGCTCTCTTGATTAGGTTCTGTGCCCTGCTTGTGGTGTTGCTGTATCGCTCAGGGCTTACCCAGCGTTCCCCACCTTCTTCTAGTGTTGCGATTAGTGTGTGATAGCTGATGACCTTGTAAGTGTTGCCGTCCCAGTATCCTCTTAGACTGTTGCCAATGAATGGCTCTCGGTTCTTTAGTCTGTCGCTGATTGTGTAGTAATCATCCATCTTGCTTCTCCTTAGTTAGTGGGCAGTTTAGAGAGGTGCCCAGCTCGGTTGGTTAGTTGTTTGTTCTGTGTGCTTCGTTTGCTTCTTCGTGTGCTTCTTCTCTTGCTAGACTAGCATCTGCCATCATCTCATTACACTTGTCGCAGTTGCCGCCTTGTCCGTCCCAATCGCTAGTGTTGTAATCGCTTAGGATACTAGGGCATAGTTCGCACTCGGTGCCCGTCATCATTTGTCATCACCATAAGGCTCAAACTCGATAACTTGAACATCATCACCAAACACCGCTCTAACAGTGTCTAACACGCTGAAACGCTCGTCATCTCTAGATGACTCTAGCTGTAAATCTAGAATCTCTAACAGTTCGTTCATCTTGCTACTCTCCTAGTCTGTCGGGAACTTCCCAACAGAATCAACTCTACACCCGACACGACCAACCGCAACCCCAAAACGCAACCTAGTTGTACCAAACAAATCATTTTATTGGCTCATTTACAGCGGATTACGGCGGGGCACCATCGCATCCACTTCAGGTCATTTTCCAATCTTTTCGGCTACAATCCATGAGTATGCTAAGATAGCTATATGTCAGATATCACAGTAAACATCCAAGGCTACGGGCAGTTCAGCTTGAGCCTAGATTTGCACGACCCAGGGGAAACCGAGGTTTGGAGTGCAACTTTTACTGATAGAATATCCGAAGACGAATGGGTTGTATACTTTGAAATGGAAGACCACGACTACGAAGTCTGGGACTTGATTGACATAGCGATTGAAACCTATCGAGACGAATACGCACAAGACGAAAATCAAATCTAAAAAAATTTCCCGCAATATTTTAAAATAAGGAGCAAGATGTCCAGAGGGCTAACAGACCTACCACCTGAGCCAGAAAAAAACCAAGCCCAGTCAGAAGAGCTCGACCAGGTTATCCGTGAGATTATCATCGGACAGAATAAGCTCCATGACCGCCTTGTGCAGTTAGAGCGTGACATGGACCAGATGGCCTACCACTTTGCATCAAAAGAAGATGGCTCAAGACCACCAAAGAAGAAATGGAGCATGGGTCTTTAAATGGGAAAAGAAGTTGCACTACTTGATGACCTGCTAATTAAAGCAGCGGCTGGCGGTAAGTCAGGGGATGAGATTGAGCGTTTGACAGGCATCCCTGCAGCTCAAGCTGTGCTTCACGTAAAGCAACTTCTAGCAACCCGTGATATCTGGACTGAGCAAGAACAAAGGCAACTGCTACTTAGCGAACTGCACGAACTAAAAGACAGCCTCTCCGACCACGCCATCAAAGCTGGTGACCCAGAATCTGCAAGGCTACTACTAAAGACGCTGGAGATTATCGGCAAGCGACTTGATGGTCAGCAGCAGGTTCTGGACGAGAACATGATTAAGCTTAGCCACTTCCAGGAGCGAGTACTACTCCGTGCGATGGACACAGCTCTAAATTTTGCAACGAAGCAGCTTGGTGAAAGATACCCAGATATTACAAGAAGCGAACTTGAGGAATTAGTTGCAGACGGACTGCAGCAGGCAAAGTATGAGATAGTAGAAGATGAGTCTATCTGAGACCTGTAGTTGCGGTGCGGCTTTTTCTGCTGAGCGCAATGACGAACTGAAGTTGCTAAACGCTTGGCGTACCCAGCACAAGTGCGCTTATCCAAAGCAGGGGGACCTAGCGATTATGGATTCTTCTAGAAACGAACTTGCCCCAGACTACACCGAGCCTGAGCTACACATTGGCTTTAGACGCTCTGAAGAAGATGACGATGATTGATACCGTTATTGATGGAGTTATCGCTGACCTTCGTAAGCGCAGCAAGAACTCAGTATACCTAACTGACCCAGAAGCTTGGGCACAGGATGTGCTTGGCAAATCACTTTGGTCAAAGCAAAAAGAAATTGCTGAGAGCGTTGTGCACAACACGCATACCGCAGTTGTATCTTGCAACGGTGCTGGTAAGTCAGCCCTTGCTGGTATCATGGGCGCTTGGTGGATTGCGGTGCATGACCCGTATGAAGTTGCGTTGATTTGTTCAGCACCTACCTACCCGCAGATTGCTAGAGTGCTTTTCCGTGAACTAAAAGATAATCACAAGCTTGCAGCAGAGCGTGGCTTTAGTCTGCCAGGTCACATCAACCAATCAGAAGAATGGAAGCTAGATGATAGCTACGGCACACTTATTGGCTTTGGTCGCAGGCCTGCAGATACTGACATTGTTTCCGCTTTCCAGGGTATTCACCGTAGGTTCGTTTTTGTGGTTCTCGATGAAGCTGGTGGTATTCCTCTCGATTTGTACACTGCTACTGAAGCCGTAACAAACACAGCCGATGCAAGAGTACTTGCGATTGGAAACCCTGACCGCCGAGGCACAGAGTTCCACCGCATCTTCCGTGAAGACCCGACTTGGAATAAGATTAGCATTTCAGCTTATGATACTCCAAACTTTACAGGCGAAGATGTTCCAGAAAGCTTGAAGCCACTTCTAATCCAGCGTGAGTGGGTTGAGAAGCAAAAGATTTCTTGGGGTGAAGAATCCGCTAGGTTTAAGTCAAAGGTGCTGGGCGAGTTCCCAGATGAAACCGATAACACATTCTTCTCGCAAGCTGCCATTGATAAAGCAATTGACACCGAGATTGCAGATGACACTCAGCAAACTACAGTACTTGGCGTTGACCTTGCACGATTCGGTGAAGACGAATCTGTTGTGTACATGAACCGTGGTGGCAGATGCCGTAAGATACAAACTTGGTCTAAGGCTACAGCCATCGAGTCGGCTAACAGGGTGCACAAGCTGGCAATTGATAACGCAGCCACAGAAGTCCGAGTTGACGCTGCAGGTTTGGGTGGACCAGTAGTTGATATGCTTGCCAACCTTGCCAACAACAGATACGTTGTAATTTCTATGATTGGTTCTGCAGCTAGCCCAGACAGGATGCGCTGGCTCAACGCCCGTGCTCACATTTATGATGGCTTGCGTGAGGCAATGATTGACGGCAAGCTGGACCTAGACCCAGATGACAAGAGCCTGCTAGATGAAATGCTAATGATTCAATATAAGTTCTCGCCTAAGGGTGCAATCCAGATTGAATCCAAGGATGACATGCGTTCTCGTGGAGTTAAGTCCCCTGACAGCCTAGATGCCTTGACTTATGCTACCGCTGACCTATCTCACATAGTAAATGCCAAGTATGGAGACAAGAAAGCTGGGGATTTAGTAGAGTTTGATTACAATGTTCTTGACAATCAGTACACCTTTTATAAGGACTGGGTATGGTAATTACAGTATACAATTGTTTTATTATAGTTTTAACTAACTTTTAGGATGTTTCTCCATGGATTTTTCCCAACTTTCAGAACAATTTAACGCCACTCTTGCAGAGAATGAAATGCTTCGTGAATCTTACACAAGCATGGCTCAGGCAGTACTTGCCTTCGATGATGCAGGTTGGAACCCTGGTGGCGCTGTAACTGAGCGTGGATTCACACTTGCCCAGCTAAAAGACATCGCAGAGAAGGCAAGGCAGACCACAGAAGGTAACCCACTTCTAAAGCGTGGTTCTGGTTTGCGTACTTCCTACATCTTTGGACGTGGCATCCAGTTCAGCGAGCAGCCTCCACGTATCAAGCGATTCATGGAGCTTCAGCAGAACCAGGATGTTCTATTCTCCCCTGAGGCACAGGTCATTAACGAGCGTAGCCACTTCACAGACGGACAGTTCTTTGTGCTTGGAAGCATCGCCACTAAGACTTTCCAGCGTATTCCTATGGAGCAAATTAGTGCAGTAGTCACAAACCCAGATGACGAAGAAGATATCTGGTACTACCGCAGAAGCTGGACTCGTAAAGCATCTAACCTAGTTGGTTCAGGTGGCTCAGACCAGACCCTTGAAGTTTGGTATCCAGCAGATACTTACCAGCCATCCAATGGAAGATACGTTTCACGTATTGAGAACCAGCCAGTAGATGTTAACTTTAGAATGTTTGCTTCCCGTGTCAACCGCAGAGCTGGTTCTATCTGGGGAGTGCCAGATGCTTTCCCAGCTTTGCCTTGGGCTTACGCTTACAACGAGTATCTAAAAGACGGAAGCCGTATGCTAAAAGCTTTGGCTATGTTTGCTTGGCAGCTAAAGTCAAAGAGCAAGGGTGGGGCCGCATCTGCTGCTGCAGCAATTGCAAACCCATCAAGCGTTGGCTCTACCGCTGTGGTTGGAAACGACATGGAGCTTTCCTCCCTACCCCGTGCGAGTGCAATTGACCTAACCGATGGAAGACCGCTTGGCTCTATGGTTGCGAGCGCCTTGGAAGTTTCTGTTGTGGCACTGCTATCAGACCCAGGAACCTCTGGTGCCTACGGAACTGCACAGACCTTGGATGTCCCTACGATAAAGGCGATGGAGGCTAGACAGCACGTTTGGACTTTGTTCTACAAGAGGATTATGAACTTCATCGGAGCCAGAGATGTTGAGATTAACTGGCCTAAGATTGAAACCGAATCCAGCCAGAGACTAATGCAGGCCCTAGCCCTAGCCCGTGAGACCAACGCAATCTGGGATGACGAGTACCGTGCTGCTGTTATCGAGACCTTGGATATTCCAAAGTTGCACACCACTAACCCACCAGTGCAAGGTGCTGAGCAACCTGGTTCGGCAATTCCTTCTCAGGGTAATTCGGGTGCCGTAGGTTCGATGCAAGACAACGCAAATGATTTGAGAGACGCAGACGCAGCTCCCGTAGCATAATACTCTGTATGCTATAATAGTCTATGTATCTATAACTATATGGAGAATTTATGAGCATTGAACTAAGAGAAAATCTTGGTCCCAATTTCGAGCCCACCAAGGGTAACAAATGGAAAGTCAAAGTCATCGAGGCTGGTTGGGGTAGCTCAGGTTATTACCCAGCAGAAATGCTTCGTGAGTACGGACCGAATGTATTCAAAAAAGGTACTAAAGTTTTTATGAACCACCCTTCAATGAATGAAGAGAATGACCGCCCCGAAAGAGACGTTGAGAAGCTCGCTGGTAAACTAACCTCCGATGCTTACTTTACTGAAAACGGACTTGTCGCAGAAATCCAATTTTACTCCCACTACGCTCCTATTATCAAGGAGATGTACGAGGACGTAGGTTTGTCTATTCGTGCGCTTGGTGAAGCCAGCGTTGGAGAGGCAGAGGGTCGTGAAGGACCTATCATCGAAAGCTTAGTAGCCGATGCGCTAACAAGTGTAGATGTTGTAACCGTAGCTGGAGCTGGAGGGAAATTTATTTCTCTTCTCGAAAGTTACACCAGAAAAGATGCTGGTACCTTAGAGGTAACAGAATCCTTATCGGAAGGAAATGGAATGTCCATTAGCAAGGAAGAATTTGACGCAGCAATTGCTGACCTCAAAGCAGCCTTCGTTGAGGCAATCTCGCCTGTTATCGAATCAGTTTCGATTTTGGCGGAAGCAGCTAAGCCTGCTGAGGAAGAAGTAGCGTCAGCTGAAGAGGAAACTCTTGAGCCAGCTATTGACCCAGTAGACGTAGCTACTAAATTCAACGAGTCAGGCCTACCTAAGCTTGCCCTTCAGCGTGTAGCTGAGGCAATGAAGGCTGGTTCTGAAAAGTCCGTAGACGAACTAATTGAAGACGAGAAAGCATACGTCACAGCAGTTAGCGAGTCTGTATCAACCCCTGCGGCTGACACCTATGGTGTTATCCACGAGGCATCAAACATCAGCCCAGTAGACGAGCTAGACGCAATTGTGTCTCGCATCGCTGGCAAGTAAAGTAAGGAATAAGTAAATGGCTCTTAATGAAATTTACAAATACGCCAACGAGCTAGTATTCCCAGTTAACACCGCTGTCGTATCTGGCAACGTTGTTAAGGTTGGAGACCTTGTCGGTGTGGCACAGAACACAGCAGTAACTGGCGAAGATGGCAACAAGTATGCCACTCTAAAGCTAGATGGTGCTGTTAAAATTGCATCAAAGTCTGGTGACACATTTACCGTAGGCGCAAAGGCATATGGAGTTGCTAACTCAACCACTGGAGTTATTCCAGAGGCTCAGGTCTCCGCAACTAGCGCAAAGCTAATGGGACACGTAACCGAAGTTCTAACTGGCTTCGTTGTTGTTCGTCTAGCTCAGAACTAAGGATAGGTAAAAATGACAGAAAACACTACATCAAGACAGGTTGAAGCAGCTAAGCTTCTCGAAGGTGCACTTCGTGGAGACCGCCGTGACAAGCTAAAGCTACAAGAAGGTATTTCCACAAGCGACCTACCTATCCAGCTAGCACCAGTAATCAACAAGATTCTATTGCAGAACTACGAGTCCACCCCAAAGGTGTGGGACCGTTTCGCAACTCGTCTAGTTGTTGATGACTTCCGCAAGCAGCAGTTCCTAAACCTCCGCTACGAGGACTCAGGCATGGACAACCAGGGAGACAAGTTCCGTGAGGGCTCACTTCCTACCGTTGGCGAGTATGACGAGTACCCAAGCGCAGGATTCTTCTCAGTAACTGAGGCAGACTTCGCAGTTAAGAAGGCTGGACAGAGAGTACGTTTCTCATGGGAAGCTGTTGTTAACGATGGAAACATCTCACTACTAGAGCGTCTACCAATCGAGCTAGGCCTAAAGGCTGCTGGAAAAGAAGACGAAGAAGTTACAAAGCAGCTTGTTGCAAGCTCAGGTCTAAACACCACTAACTTCAAGTCAGGAAACAACAACTTGTTCTCTGGCAACGGAGCGCTAACCCTAGAGAACCTAGAGAAGGCAATCCAGGCTGCAAACCTACAGCAGTACAACGGCAAGCTAATCCAGCCTGTAAGCCGCTTCGCATTGGTAATCCCACGTGCGCTTGAGCTTACTGCTAGAAAGATTCTTGCAGTTCAGACTGTTGAGACATCAGCTACTGTTGGTTCAATTGTAACCAAGACCATCACTGGAAACCCAATCGGTTCTCAGGTTGAGATTGTTGTAAACGACTGGATTACAAAGATTAACTCTGGAGCAGGTGCATACTGGTTCCTAATCCCAGTTCCATCAGCAACTCTAAACCCAAGCGTAGTTCTTGGATTCCTTCGTGGATTCGAGGCTCCTGAGCTTCGTGTCAAGGCAGCTGCTGGTCAGTTCCTTGGTGGCGGAGATGTCCCAGAGAACTTCGGTTCATTCGATAACGATGACTGGCAGATGCGAATCCGCCACATCGCTACTGGTGGATTCTTCGTTCCTGCTGGAACCATTGCTTCAACTGGAGCTGGAAGCTAATAGCTCAAAGCCCCTAAAGATAGCCCCTCACTTCGGTGGGGGGTTTTCTTTTACCCACAACTGTGCTATAATATACCAATAACTTAATAGGGGCATAATTACAAAAGACCAGTACTAACGCAAGGAAAGGTGGTCCTATGAAAAAGCTTATCGCAATTAGTGCAATGACACTTATGCTAACAACCTGTGGAGTTCCATCGCAGGCAGATGTAAAAAAAGAAATAGCAACACAACAAGAAGAAGTCACTTTCAACTTCTGGGATTTAATTTTAGAAATTAAAGAACAGGAAGCTGCTGAACTTCGAGCAAGTCAAATGCAACAAAGGATTATGGAACTGCAACCATACGTTCACAATACGTGGTATGTATTCGCAGGCTCTACCCCAGAAGGCTGGGATTGCTCTGGCCTTGTGATGTGGTTTTATTCTAAATTTAATTTACAATTAGAGCACTCCGCAACAGCACAAATGTATTCTGGTGAGCACACAAAAGAACCCTTGCCTGGTGATGTAGTTTCCTTTTCCCATGTTGGCTCAGAAGTGGCGTATCACAATGGAATATATATTGGCGCTGGATTATTTATACATTCTCCAAGACCTGGAGCTAAAACTAGATTATCTTTAGTTGATGAATATATGGATGGTAATCCAGAAGTTACTTACACTAGGTTGGATTTCTAGACAATGTTATAATAGGGTTTCACAATCCTAAAGGAGAAAAATGCCAGCAGTAATTTATACATTGCCGTCCTGTGTCCAGTGTGACACAAGCAAGCGCTTAATGAAAAGCATGAACATCGAATACACAGAAGTTGACCTTAGCCAGAACGAGGAAGCTTACGAAATGGTAAGAGCCCTCGGCTACACTGCAGCCCCTGTGATTATTTCTGGAAACCAACACTGGAGTGGTTTCCGCATGGAAAGAATCAAATCACTTGTGGTCAATAAGGGCTAATACATGATAGAATAGCACTACATGATGTACCTCCTTTCATCGTGTGTGTGTTGCGAGAACCGCCCTGTTGAGCTAGACTCCAGGGCGGTTTTCCCTACAATGACTGATAGAATAGAGCTAGTATGATTATCTGGCCTGACAGTAACTTACCCCCTCAATCCCAAGAATGGGCTGAAAAGGTTGAAGGGGAAATTGAGCGCATTGACAAAAAACCATCTGGTGGTGGTGGCGATTCTGCTGCTGGCACTCCTGGACCACAAGGCCCAGCAGGTCCTCAGGGGCCGCAGGGCGAGCCTGGAGCCACTGGAGCAACTGGAGCCAAGGGCGATAAGGGTGACCAAGGTGAACAGGGCATACAGGGCATACAGGGGCAGCAGGGCCTAAAGGGTGACACTGGACTAAAAGGTGACACTGGAAGCCAAGGTATTCAAGGAGTAAAAGGAGATACTGGAGATACTGGAGCAACAGGCGCAAAAGGAGATACTGGGGCCCAGGGCCCACAAGGTTTAAAGGGCGATACTGGCGACCAAGGAATCCAAGGCATACAAGGAATCCAAGGCGAGCAAGGAGCTCAAGGTGCACAAGGTGTTAAAGGCGATACTGGTAATACTGGACCGAAAGGGGATACGGGCGCTACAGGAGCAACGGGAGCTCAAGGTCAAAATGGTTTTTCGGCTTATCAAGTTGCTGTTATTGATGGATTCATTGGTACGGAAGCGGAGTGGCTAGATAGCTTAGTCGGTCCCGAAGGTCCCACAGGCCCAACTGGACCACAAGGTGCTTCGGGTGATAGCTCAACACATTATCACTACACTGCAAAAACTAACACAACAAGCGGAGACCCCTCACATCAGCATCTTGCTTGGAATAACGCAACCCAGATAAACTCCACTGCACTTCAGGTAAGCCACATAGATGCTGATAACCAAGATGACAGCATTTTTCTAGACCTAATTAATCAAAACGATGTTTTAATTATTCAAGACAAAACCAATGCTGCAAATTATCAGAAGTGGGAAGTGTCAGGCACTCCAACTTACAACTCTACATGGAATCGGTTTCCTGTAACCCTTATTGAATCAGGGGGCACTGGGACAACTAACTTTGCAAATAACCACGCCGTGCTTTTGATTATTGTTTCTGTCGGAAACGTTGGGCCTCAGGGTCCCCAGGGAATCCAAGGGGTTAAGGGTGATACTGGAGCAACGGGTGCCACTGGTCCGAAGGGTGATAAAGGAGATAAAGGTGACGATGGTGCTGCTTATGGTAATATAGATGGTGGAAAGTCTAATAGCGTTTATGGCGGGATTAGTTCGATAATGGGCGGAAATGCGGTAATGGTCTAATGGCAGTTCAAATACAACTTAGAAATGACACGGCAGCTAACTGGACTGCTGCTAATCCAATTCTTGCTCAAGGCGAGATGGGCTTAGAAACAGATACTAGATTATTTAAAATTGGCGATGGAGTAAAAACCTGGTCACAACTTTCGTATGGTGCTTTAAGCGTCCAGACGATTGATGGCGGAACGGCATAGTCAAGGTATAATAAAGACATAATGGCTAATATTCCAAGCAACGTTTCTTACGGTACCGTAAAAGGTAGGTTTATCCTAGCTTACGGTGATACGGTTGATTCTGGTCCAGAACCAGATGCAATACCAGCGGCTGGAAGTGTATTCTTTACAGCTTCCCCAGTACTTCTTAAAAACGCAACGGCATCCCCAGACCCAGTTACAATTCTTCCAGCAACTGTTGAGGTGCCTCTTGACGTAGATGGATACCTTCGAGCATTTGCTGGCACAGACGGACTTGGCGTAAGGCTAGTTGCAACTGATGACCCTCAGAACAATCCAGTTAACTGGACATGGCGTGTTGACTTTAGGCTTACTGACCCAGCTGGCACACCACTAACTCTTCCAAGCTTTAGCTTCTCTCTTGCAAGCGGTGCAACTGTAGACCTAACTAGCCTTAGCCCTGTGCCAGATGCAAACGGAACTTTCTATCTAGTTGGACCTACTGGACCTACTGGTGCTACTGGACCAGCGGGTCCTGCAAATGCTCTTACTGTTTCTGGAACTACAACTGGTGCTGCTGGTTCAAGCGCATCTGTAACTGTTTCTGGAACTTCCCCAACTCAGTCTTTGGCTTTTACTATTCCACGTGGTGACAAAGGTGACAAGGGAGATAAAGGTGACACTGGAGACACTGGACCAGTAGGAGCAACTGGTGCAACTGGTATTCTCTGGCAAGGCACTTGGTCCAATACTGTTGATTACGTAAATAATGATGCAGTTTTCTATAATGGCGCATCTTGGTTTGCTTCTGGTAATCCACCAGTAGCTGAAGTCCCAAGCCTAAGCTCTACTTTCTGGTTCCCCCTAGCTTTGCAAGGTGCCACAGGTGCTACTGGAGCGCAGGGTATCCAAGGCATTCAGGGTATTCAGGGTGACCCTGGAAGCCTATCTAACCTAGCTGTAACTTTACCAATTACATACAACTCAGGTACTTCTACAGTTGGCTTTAGTTGGTCTGGAACTACTCTTGATGACATTGGAAACGTAAGTGTAGCTACTCCAAACGATGGGGACCTGATAAAATGGAATAGCACTTCTAGCCTTTGGGAAAAGGCTAACACTATTGATGGAGGCAACGCCTAATGCCAGTACAAACAAAGATTCAGATTCGCAGAGATACTGCGTCTAACTGGACTTCGACTAACCCAACACTTGCTTCTGGCGAGATTGGTTTTGAGACCAACACTAACAAGCTTAAGATTGGTAATGGCTCAACAGCTTGGACCTCATTGGCTTATGCTTCTGGTGCCGATGTTGACTGGTCAGCAATTACAAACAAGCCATCAACATTTACTCCGTCTGCACACACTCATGCAATGGCAGACCTCACAGCTTTCACCATCACTTCTCCTGTGAATGGTCAAACACTAGTCTACGATTCTGGAACCAGTAAGTGGATTAACTCTGCAGCAGCCGCTGGCGGAGAAACAATTAGTTCGTTCCTCTTGATGGGCGCTTAAGGATAAATCATGCCAACAACCTATAAAGTACTTGCACAGAGTGCACCAGCTGCAGTTACTGCAACAAACATCTACACTGTGCCTAGCGCAACCTCGGCTGTAGTTTCAACTATCGTAGTTAGTAACAGGGCTGCATCACCTGCAACCTATCGCATCGCTGTGCGACCTGCTGGTGCAACACTTGCTAACCAGCACTACATTGCTTATGACGTGACAGTGGGCGCATCCGACTCAACGACTCTAACGCTTGGTATTACCCTTGCGACCACAGACGTTGTTACAGTTTACGCATCCACCGCTAACCTAAGCTTCAACGTATTCGGCTCTGAAATTAGCTAGGGGTTACCATGGCAGTAAGAAGCCTTAAGAACTCCACACTAGAGAACTTCGCAAACTACTCTAGCTCTATGAATGCTGGCTACAGCTTCAATGACTATGAGCTTATTGAGTCTGCGTTTGTTGCGTCCAATACAGCTTCTGTGACCTTTAATAACTTAAATCAATATGCTACTGAGTATAAGCACTTACAAATAAGAATGGTCGCTAGAGACTCTGGAGCTGGCGGCTCACCTTCGCTTGATATGAAATTCAATGGCAATTCAAGCTCTATTTACGCAAGCCATTTTCTTTTTGGCAATGGCTCTAGTCTCGCAAGCTCAGGCTTAACTTCACAAAACAGAATGCTTCTTGCAACTATTTCCGATTCGACAAAAACATCGGGAATCTTTACGCCAATCGTAACTGACATTTTAGATTTTTCCAGCAGTACAAAAAATACAACAGTACGAACTTTGTATGGAAATGTCGTAACGGGTTCTGGGTTATATGTTGGATTTTATTCATCATTATTTAACAACACAGCAGCTATAACTTCTGCTGAAATAAGCTCATCAGTTGGCAATTTGGTTGCTGGCTCTCGCTTCTCTCTCTACGGAATCCGATAATGCCTAAGAAAACTTATACTCAGATTAATAGCGTGACGCTTGCTTCCGCAAGTGCCTCAGTAACCTTCAGTTCAATCCCGCAGAATTTTAGGGATTTGATTTTGCTGGTAAATGCAGATGGTACTTCTCAAACAGAGCTTTATGTACGAATGAACGGGGATACAGGTTCAACCTATACGGCAGTGCGTATGCAAGGAAGCGGAAGCCTTGCTGCTTCTGCTACTTACTCTGGAACTGGCGGTATGAGATTAAATGGTAATGGGGACATTATGACTAACTTCTCTTTCAATGCCGTCATTCAGTTACTTGACTATTCTGCAACCGACAAACACAAGACGCTGCTTTCAAGAACTAGTTCATCTGGTGGCGTTGATGCGAATGCTGGTAGATGGCCAAGCACAAGTGCCGTTACCTCTGTGACATCTTATCCAGCTGCTGGTAGCTTTGATATTGGTAGCACTTTCACCCTCTACGGAATCGAGGCGTAATGTCATACACACTTATTGAGCGTAAGCAGCTTGACTCTGCTGCATCAAGTATTGAGTTTACTGAGATTCCACAGTTTTATAGCGATATTGTAATCCTTACAAGTCTTAGAAGCGCTCAGGACGATATTGCTACAGAAATTTTTATTGCTTTCAATGGTTCTACTTCTTCTTTTTCAGCAAGACAGCTTTTTGGAAGTGGTAGCACAGTTGGTAGCTCAACACCAGCTAGACAGGTAGGACTTTTACCAGCTCTACAATCAACTAGCAACACATTTAATAATGGAACAATTTACATTCCAAACTATTCTGGAGCTACAAATAAGAGTTATAGCGTTGATAGTGTTACAGAGAATAACGCCACAACGGCTTATCAAAACATAGTTACTGGTCTCTGGAGTTCAACAAGTCCTATAAGCAGTTTTACTTTGACCAACACTGGCAGCAATAACTTTGCCGCAGGCTCCTCAATCTCTCTCTACGGCATCAACCGCCAGCAGGCAATCGGCGCACCTAAGGCTCTCGGTGGTCAGATAAGTTTTGCTAATGGTTACTGGGTGCACAGCTTTACTGGGTCTGGTACCTTTTATACACAGCAAACTTTGGACTGTGAATACCTAGTAGTTGCAGGCGGTGGAGCTGGAGGCTTTAGCGTTGGTGGTGGAGGTGGAGCTGGTGGTTTTAGAACTGGCTTTGTGCAAAGACTTAATGGGAGTTACCCTGTAAGCGTTGGTTCTGGTGGAACTGGCTTAGCATCTTCAAACGGTGGCAACGGTGGCAACTCTAGCTTTGCGGGAATAAGCTCAACTGGAGGTGGTGGTGGTGGTAACAACGCTGCTGTTCCAGCAAATAGCGGTGGTTCTGGTGGAGGTTCTGGAGAAGGAAATAACCAGGGCTCTGGTAACTTAGGTGGCTACACTCCAGTTGAGGGTTTTGCTGGTGGAGCTGCTGTTGAATCAGCCCCAGCGTACGGTGCTGGAGGAGGCGGTGGTGCTGGTGGTACTGGAAACAATGGAACTTCTTCAGGTGGCGGTAATGGTGGCGTAGGAGCTTTCTCAACAATAACTGGCTCTTCAGTAGTTTATGCTGGTGGCGGTGGAGGCTCTGGATATAATTCACAAAACGCTGGTATTGGTGGTTCTAACATTGGTGGCAATGGCTCATACTTTGCTGGACCAATAGCAGCTACAAATGGAACCGCAAACCGAGGAGCTGGTGGCGGTGGTGGTTCCTTTGATGGCGGAGGCACTGCTGGCTCTGGCGGCTCTGGTATCGTAATCATTAGGTACAAGGCATAGTAAGGTATAATATAGATATGTCACATTTTGCAGAACTAGATGAGAACAACATTGTCCTAAGGGTGCTCGTTGGAGATAACAATCTTCCAAACGAAGGCTACGACTGGTTCGTAGAAAACCTTGGTGGCACATGGGTGCAGACTTCATACAATGGAACCATCCGCAAGAACTTTGCTGGTATCGGATTTACCTACGATGAAGAACTTGATGCGTTCATTGCACCGCAGCCTTACGAGTCATGGACTCTAAACACACAGACAGCCCGATGGATGTCTCCAACACCTTACCCACAAGATGGTAGAATATACGAGTGGGACGAAGAAAACCTAAACTGGAAAGAAGTTGAAGTAAATGAGTGAAACCCCTATGAAGCTTGTAGTTGACTGTGCGACTGGAACTCAGCAGTATGTTCCGCTAAGTGCAGAAGAAATCGCAGAGCGTGAGCAGATGGCAATTGAAGCCGCTGCAGCCGAAGAAGCTCGCCTTGCTGAAGTTGCCCGTGTTGATGCACTGAAGACTTCCGCACGTGCTAAACTTGTGTCAGGCGATGCCCTGACAGAAGAAGAAGCAGCACTTCTAGTACTGTAAGGAGCAGACGTGATTAAGTCTGCATCAAGGTCATCAATAACAAATGACCAGAAGTATCGTTCGATGCTTGCTGGCGCTGTGCCGTCCTCTGAGTATTTGATTGAGTCTGCTATAGTTTCTACCGCAACACCTAGTGTTACTTTTAGCAACCTTGCCCAGTACGCTGGAGTATATAAACATCTTCAGGTAGTTGCTACGGCAAGAATGACCACTGGTTCAGTTTTTGGTATTTATAGCCGCCTAAACGCTGACAGTGGTACTAATTACACTTTTCACCTTCTTTACGGCAATGGCTCAACTGTTATTTCAAGCCCAAGCGTATCGAACACTTCGCTTCTTACTGGATTATCGTCAGCTTCTACTTCTGAAGCTAACGTGTATTCTTCAGCTATTATAGATTTACTTGACCCCTACTCGGCTAAAAATAAAACCTTTAGAAGCATCTCTGGTGTTGTAACAACTGGAGTTCATTTGCATTCTGGAATCTGGCTAGATACAGCATCACTAACTTCCTGGGAGTTATTGCCGCAGTCTGGTAGCTGGGCGGCAGGCTCCCGCTTCTCACTTTACGGGGTGACTGCATAATGGCACTTCAATCAATGACGGCTTTGGCAACTATTACTTTGCAGAGTGCAAGTGCATCTGTGTCCTTTTCTGGTATCCCGCAGAATTATCGGGATTTGGTTTTAGTTCTTAATGGAATGAATACAACAGATGACGTTACCTTTTCACTTAGAATAAACGAAGACTCAACAGCAAATTACAGCTACGTCACTGCGAGGGGACGTACTACAAATTTGGCACAATCGAGTTCCCTTACTTCTCAAACCTCTATGTTTATTGCTGGTTGGAGCTACGGGCAAGGAACAACAAAGACAACTCCCGTTTTAATGCAATTCATGGACTACTCTGTGACCGATAAGCATAAGACAATGATTAATAGATATCAAACAAATAGAGATAACGGCGATGGGGAGGTTGGAATGATAGCAGGAAGATGGGCTAGTACAAGTGCGATTAATTCTATTTCTTTATTTCCAAATAGCTCTACTTTTAAGGCTGGCACAACAGCTTCACTCTACGGCAGGATTGCATAATGTTGAAGTATCATATTAAAACAGTAGAGCTTGCTACAGCTCAAGCCTTTGTGCAATTCGATTCAATTCCACAAGATTACTCAGACCTTGTTGTACTAATGTCTGCCAGAAGTAGTCAGTCTTCTAGGTCAACTGCAATCACCGTTGCCTTTAATTACGATAACAGCTCAAGTTATTCATTTAAAAAACTTATTGGCTATGATTCTAGTCAAGTTTACGGTGGAAGCGGTTCTGGAACTCCAGCGCAGGTACCAGAAATAGATGTAACTGGTAATAGTGCAACGGCAAATACCTTTGGTAATACAAGTTTCTACATATCAAACTATACATCAGCTAGTGCTAAGTCTGTATCAGTTGACCAGACCAGCGAAAATAATTCTAGTAATGCATATGTTTTAGGTATAAATTCCTACCTCTATTCTTCAGCAAACCCAATTACCTCAATTCAGTTTGGGCTTCAAGGTCATAACTACATGGCTGGAACAACTATCTCCCTCTACGGCGTTAAGCGTGGGTCTGATGGGCTAACCACACGCTCAGCGGTTCTTGCGACTGGCGGTACTGTAAGCACAGCTGGGGCATACACAGTTCACACCTTTACTGGCTCAGGAACGTTCGTGCCAGCAGTAAACCTAGAGACCGAGTACCTTGTTATTGCGGGTGGAGGTGGCGGTGGCCACTTTAATACTGGTGCTGGAGCTGGCGGCGGTGGAGCGGGTGGCTATCGTTCAAGTGTACCTGGAGAATCTTCTGGTGGCGGAGCAAGTGCAGAGTCTCGTTTGGCTGTAACTGCTGGAACTAGCTACACCGTAACTGTCGGTGCAGGCGGTGCTGGTGGACAACAAAGTAACGGAACCCAAGGCGCTGACTCAGTATTTGGCGGCATCACCTCAATCGGAGGTGGCTTTGGTGCACGAGGTAACAACGCAGGAAGCTCCACTGGCGGTACTGGTGGTTCGGGTGGTGGCGGTGGTGCTGGTACTGGAGGCTCATTCGCTGGAGCTAGAACAACTGGTCAAGGATTTGCTGGCGGTACTGGTGGCAACAACTCGACTACTTACAGTGCGGGTGGTGGAGGTGGTGCTGGCGGTGTTGGAGGAAACACTATTGGCGAAAACGCAGGTGGCTCTGGTGGACCTGGGCTAAGTTCTTCCATAACTGGCTCAGCAGTATTCCGTGCTGGAGGTGGAGGTGGAGCAATTCTTGGCGCTGGTGGTTCTGGTGTGGGTGGTACTGGCTCAGATGGCTCAGGTGGCCAGATTACAGCTGGAGCAACTAACACTGGAAGCGGTGGTGGTGGGCACTACGGTGGAAACACTGGTCAAAGCGGTAGGCCTGGCGGTTCAGGCGTAGTAATTATTAGATACTTAACTCCATAAGGATAAGGTAGAATAGAAGCATGAGCCACGTTACCGATATCTTCCCGCCAAACTATGCAACTGCAATTGGGCAGGTTAGATTATTAATTCCAGATACAGAGCAACTACTTGACCCATCGGGAACTTACGACCACGGCGAGTATGTCTTTAGCGACCCTCAGGTCCAAGCTTTTATTACTTTATACTCTGGTAACGTAAAGAGGGCTGCAGCTCAGGCTAAGCTTGTGCTTGCTACCTCCGAAGCTTTAATTAACAAAGTTATCCGCACAGCTGACTACACAACAGACGGCGCTAAGCTAGGTGCTGAGCTTCGTGCACAGGCCAAGCATTTGCAGGAAGAAGCTGACAGGGATGACCTAGCGGATTCCTATGATGATAGCTTCATCGTTGTGCCACAGACAGTCAAGTGGGATAACTCTTGGCTATAAACAGCAGAAGCGCAATTCACCCCAAGTGGCCTACTCATAACAGACCAGTAGGCTATGGGCTCATGCTTGCCACTGTGCAGATTTATAACTCAGCTTCTGGCTCGCAGGTTTATGACCCTATTACAAATAACTGGACTGGAACTAACACAGCGCTTTACAACGGCAAAGCCCGTATTCAGCCAGTAAACGCAGTAAGCGAAGTTACTGATGTTTACAACCCAACCTTTATTAAAACCGTTAGAGTCCAGATTGCCTATAACAAAAACACGCTTCAGGGTGCAACCGCAGCCATGCCAGATATCAGGCCAAATGACAAGATGAAGGTCACCTCTGCCCCTTACAATACATCGCTTGAAAAGTTTATCTATGTGGTTACTGATGTTCTAAACTCAAGCAACTCATGGGAAAGAACCTTGGTTTGCAGGGTTGACTCAGAGCTAGACCCAACGGTGGTTTCTAGTGGAACGTAGGTTCCCGTCCCTGATGGCTGCTAGATATGGCGGCTACTCCACAGACGGCAAAAACGAATTTGATAACGCAGTAGAGTTTGTCTTTGAATACAGCGACCTTGACACTACTGTAAGAGATGTAAAAAAGCAGCTCTCTGACCTTGGCTTCCAGATTGACAAAACCTTTACCAAAGCTGGCATCCCGCAAAGCAGGACTGGTGGCGGAATGTTTTACATTTCCCCAAAGACTAAATCAGTATCTACTTCTAAGGGCGGAGCTTTCTCTAGGACAATTGAAATGCTTCCAGATGGCAATAGGATGACGGGCTCTCTCGCAAAGGCTATGACCCAGATTGGTGTAGAGGGTAAGTCAACAATGAAGAAGTATGCCAATAGAATTGACACCAAGTTGATGAACAACTCTATCATCTACCGCACAACTAAGGGAAAAAACTCTTACTCTGTGAAGATTGGTTGGCTAGAGATTTGGTACAAGTACTTTGGCTTCCAGGAAAACGGGACTCGGAATGTTCCAGCCATGCGTTCCACTTACAGAACTTACCTTGAAATGCTACCAAGAGTCAGGGACTTTGCGGCTAAGCTAATTAGAAGCTATAACAGGACGGGTAAAAACCCAGGAGGTGCTAACTACAGATGAGCCTTAATTTACTAGCAGTTCAAGACAGCATTGTCACAAAGCTCAATGAGCTTGCACAGGATGTCTACGAGACTACCGCACCAGATGACTCTAAACTAAAGTTTGATGCCAACGGAATGGTGCTACCTTACATAGTTGTTGAGTTCGCAGATATGTACGACAACCCAACCGCCAGCGGTATTCTGTCAACTAAGTACGATGTAAAGACATCATACATAGTTGTTTCTTGTGTTGGGCCCACAGAGCGTTCTTCTAGGCAGGTTGCTCAAGTAGTAAGAGACAAACTTACTGGCTATTCACCAGCAGACGCTGGAGAGCTAACCCTGGCTGGCGGAGGATTATCCTACACCGTAGCGGATATAAAGCCAAATAGATATGTGGCTGAGATTGGGTTCACGTTCCCAGTGAACACTATATGGTAAAATAGAAGAAGCATGGAAGGATTCTAATGGCTAACGCAAAGAATACTCGCACTGGCAAGTCTGTCAGTGTGCCTAATCATTACATTGGGCACCCAGTTTTGGGCAAAGACCTTGTTCTCGTAGACGAACAGGTTGAGGCTGCACCAAAGAAAGAAAAGAAAAGCAAGTCTGAGGCTATGGGATTTTCCTGGTCAAAGACTGAAGAAACCAAGGAGCAGCCTGCTCCAGAAACTAACATAGAGAACGAGGAACACGAAGATGCCCACTAAGCTACTCCGACCTAACGTTGGTATTTATGTTGCTGCCGCTGATGCGTTTGCCAACTACAAGACTCCAACATTAACTGAGATTACCGCAGCAACAAAGGTATTTAATATTTCGCCAGCAATCACTGACGATTACACACTAAACATGACTGACTCTGACTCCGATGACTCACTAGCTATCGTTGACAACGCATCAGTATCAACCCCAACTTACTACAACTACGAGGCATCTCTTGATGGCTTCCGTGACGAGAACCCAACAGCCACATCTGTTTACAACAAGTTCCGTGACCTATTCAAGAACCCTGACGTAAAGTACTACCTAATCAAGCGTGTTGGATATGCACACAATGCAGCATTTGCAGCTGGTCAGGAAGTATCAATCTACGGCGTAAAGACCGACTTCCCAGTCGAGCTTCTTGGCGATGGCGAAATGATTCGTGACGGAGCCCGCTTCCTAACCACTGGTGAAGTAGCAGTAAACGTTACAGTTGGCGCTGGAACAGCAGGAACAGGCCCAGCGCTTGCATCTACTGTTGGAACCAAAACAACCGCTAACGGTAAGATTAAAGTTTACTGGATTCCAGCCGCAAACATCACTGGAACCGAAGACGCTTGGATTGCAGCTCCAGACATTACTGACTTCAGCGCAGCTGGTTCAATTGACCTAACCTCAGCAATTGCGTGGGACTCATACGAGCTTGGCTCAACTGACTCCAACAAGATTGATGACCGTGGTATCGTTGACGAAGGTGCCGTACAGGAGCGTGGATTCGCCCAGTTCGCAGGTTCGCTAATGTTCTTCCGTGGAATCACATCCGAGACCACTGGTGCATACTACGCTGCATACGAGGCTTTCAAGGCTGCAACTGACGGAACCCGTCCAGTTGGATTCCTTGTGACTCGTGTTGGCCTACCTAACACAACAGCACTTGCTGCTGCACAGACCGTATCTGTTTACAAGTTTATTGCAGATGCTTTCATGGACAACACCGAAGGTGAAGACTCTGTGAAGTTTATGGTCAACTTTGCCCCTCAGGGTAAGCTTGGCGTAAAGGTTGCTACAGTAGCTTAATAAACCGATTGGGGGGAGTTTTGCGCCCATTCACTCCCCCCAATCTTTAAACTCAAACGGGCGTATCGAAAGGCGCAAAATGAGCGAAGAAACAATTGACGTAAAAGAAGTCCTGGCTGTTGTTGAAGAAGCGCAAAAGCCAGGCAATTTTAATCTAGGCGAGTTTGTAAAAGGCCGTGGCTATCCACAGGACACCGTAGAAATCTATGTTGATGTCGAGAGTGCCTACGAACTATCTAAGCTAAATGACACCCTTGTGCAGAGCACTGATGAGGCTGAGCTTACAAAGCTAGAGGCAAAGGCCAAGGAACTCTCAGATAAAATTATGGAGTCTAAGCTTACCTTTAAGATGCGTGGCGTTGACCAGAAGCAAGTCGAAGCAATCGAAGAGTCATCCCGCAAAAAATACTCAGAGGATGACAACTCTTGGGTTATTGACTATATGTGCGAACTTGTTGCATCCAACATTGTTAGTGTCACAGATGCCAAGGGTAGCGTTGACGAAAGAGTATTTACTGGCAAAGACGTTGAGGACCTTCGTGGCTACCTTAGCTCTGAGGCTTGGGAAAAGCTAAT